TGTCTGCAACTGTTTTGGCAACACTTAAAAAAAAAGCTAAAAGTAAAAAAGGTGTTACACTTGGACAACTCAAAAAAGTTTACAGACGTGGACAGGGTGCTTTTTTATCATCTGGTTCAAGACCAAGAATACCTATGGCGGCTTGGGCTATGGCTAGAGTCAATAGCTTTATGCGAGGATCAAGAAAACACGATACAGATTTAAGGAAGAAAAGAAAAAGATAATGGCGATTACAACTGCATCAATGTTATCTGAATTATTTACAAAAAAATTTGCTAAAGGCAGATACAAAATACGAAAAAGCAAAACGGGGGCTAGACGTAAAAAGAAAAAGAAAAGATGATAGATGCGTTATTGTTTATATGCACTCTCATTATTTTCTTAGATTATATGCACAAGTCTTACGTTACTAAAGACCCAGATGATCCTGAAACTCAAAAATGGATAGACGAAATAGAAGCAGATAAACGCAGAGACAAATACAAGGATCAGGATAAATGAGAAAACCTACATCTTTTAAGTTTGGTCATAGACGAGTAAAAATAAAATATATCTCAGACAAAAAAGCAACAAAGCTAGGCATTTATGGACAAATAGAACCAAGTAAAAATGAGATAGTGTTAGACAAGACTCTAAAACCAACACAACTTATAAACACCCTATTACACGAGTCCGTACATCTAATTGCAGATCACTATCACTGGAATTTACCAGCTAAAGAAGAAGAAATGGTGTCTGAAACTGTTATTAATGGCTTATGTGATTTACTTGCACAAAATCCTAAATTACTTTCATATCTTGCATATTCATTAAAAAAAGATTAATTGATTAGTAACGATTACATATCGGTTAATTATGGATAAGAAAAAAGACATCATTGAAGTTACCCCTAAAAAAATAGGTAGACCTAAATTTGCGTTTACAGAAGAAAAGTTAAAACAAATATACGATTTAGCCAAGATCATGTGTACCAAACAAGAAATAGGCACTATAATTGGTTGTTCTCACGATACGATTGAAAGAAATCAAGAAGCTATGGAACAATATAGATTGGGGATTGAAAACGCTAAAGCTACCATAAGACGGACACAATTTAAAATAGCTACACAATTAAACTCAGCGACTATGGCTATGTGGTTAGGTAAAGTTTATCTAAGACAAGACAAAGAAGATGACCAAGAGGATTATAAACCTTTGCCATTAGGTGATGTGATAGACTTATGATCCCTTTTCCTAAAAAAAAATATAATATTATATATGCTGACCCAGCTTGGCATTTTAAAAATTGGAATAAAGATAATACCAATATAAAAAAAGGTATTCCACCATATCCAACAATGAGTGATAAAGATATTAAAAATTTACCTGTTCAAGATATTTCTGAAAAAAATTGTATTTTATTTATTTGGGTAACATATCCTAAATTAATATTAGGTTTAGAAACTATTAGTACATGGGGTTTTACTTATAAAACTTGTGCATTCAGTTGGATAAAACAAAATAAAAAAACTGATGGAATTTATATGGGTATGGGTTATTGGACAAGAGCAAATAATGAAATTTGTTTATTAGCAACTAAAGGTAATCCTAAAAGAATTTCAGCAAGTGTAAGACAAATTATATTAGAAAGAGTTAGAGAACACTCAAAAAAACCTGATTGTGTTAGGGATAGAATAATAGAACTATGTGGAGATTTACCAAGAATAGAATTATTTGCTAGACAACGAACAGAAGGTTGGGATTGTTGGGGGAATGAAGTTTAAACCTAAGTGCGATTACTGTAAAAGAAAAGCAGATGTTAGTGTAGAAGGATTATACTGGTGTGCTGATTGCATGAACGCTAAACTTGGTATATGGTTAGATGAATATGGCAACTTACAGAGGAAAAAAAGTAAAACTAAACAAACCATTCAGAACAACTGGTGGGAGTAAGAAGTTTGGTGTTTACGTTAAGAACAAAAAAACAGGTAGAGTTCAAATAGTTAGATTTGGTGCAAAGGGTATGTCTATCAAGAAAAACATACCCGCTAGGCAGAGATCATTTATGTCAAGATTTAGACCAATCCTACAAAAGGTTAGAGCATCAGGTAAACAAGTCAATCTATCTCCAGCTTATTGGGCAGTACAATCTTGGAAAAAAGGTTTTAAGATTTGAAAACTTTTATCCTTATGATGCACATGATGGTCTATGACCCTGATCTAAAAATGATGCGTGGTATTACTTTCTTTGAACCAAGCATACCTAAATACGAAAGCAAAGAAGCGTGTTCTATTAGAGGTATAGACATAATTGTAAAAGTAAAAAAAGAATTAAAAGATTTAAAAATTAAAACTGGCAAGTTTGAAATAGATTGTATTGAAGTAGAATCTAAAAGTATTTAATGCCACTATCTGATCCACAAAAACAAGTTATATCATCAGATAAACGATTTAGAGTGCTAATTACAGGCAGACGTTTTGGTAAAACTTATCTATGCTTATTAGAAATACTGAGACAAGCTAGGAACTGTGATAATGGTAGAATCTATTATGTTTCACCATCATACAGAATGTCCAAAGAGATTATGTGGAAACAGCTTAAAAAAACAGTTAAGAAACTTAGATGGGAAAAGTACATCAATGAGTCTGATCTTACAGTAGTGTTAGTTAATAATTGTCAGATAAGTTTAAAAGGTGCAGATAAGACTAGAGATAGTTTGAGGGGTGTAGGCTTAAAGTTTTTAGTCTTAGATGAGTTTAGTGATATTCCTGAAGAAGCATGGACAGAAGTTCTAAGACCAACAATTTCAGATAAATATGTAAATGGTAAAGTATTATTTGTAGGTACACCTAGAGGATATGGTAACTGGTCTTATGATATGTTTCAACGTGGACAATCTGGCGATCCTGAATGGCAATCTTGGAAATACACTACAATAGAAGGCGGACAGGTAGAGCCACACGAGATAGACCAAGCAAAAAAGGATTTAGACGCAAGATCATTTAGACAAGAATATGAAGCTAGTTTTGAAACATATGCTGGTGTTGTTTACTATAACTTTGATAGAGCAAAGAATGTAAAACCAGTAAAATACGACTCTAATGCAGTAGTTCATATTGGAATGGACTTTAACATTGATCCAATGTCAGCTTGTTTGTTTCATGTAAAGCAAGGTGTAAGTACGTTTTTTAAAGAGATTGTAATATATTCTAGTAATACACAAGAAATGATTGATGAGATAACAAGACAATATGATTCTAAAAAGGTTATTGTTTATCCTGATCCAGCATCAAGACAACGTAAGACTAGTGCTGGGGGAAAGACCGATTTAATGCTATTGCAAAACGCTGGTTTCAATGTTAAGTGTAAACCAACTCATGCTCTAGTTAGAGATAGGATTAATTCTGTGAATAGTCGCCTTTGTAATTATGAAGGGAAAAGATTTATTTATATTGATCCATCTTGTAAAAACCTTATCAATAGTTTAATGAAACAGTTATACAAAGAAGGAACGAATGTACCTGAAAAGAATGGTTACGATCATATGACAGACGCACTGGGATATGCCATTGAATATCTATTTCCGATCAGTAGTAATTTACCACCTTCACAACCAAAAAGGTTTAGTTAATGGCATATAATAGGAATCAAATATTACAAAGAAGTGATTTATATGATGGTTACGCAGGAAGATGGGAATACTACATAAGATCATTTTTAGGCGGAGAAGAATACAAGGGTGGCAGATACTTACAAGAATATAACTTAGAGTTAGAAAACGAATTTGAAAAAAGATTACAGTTTACACCATTAGACAATCATTGTCGTAATATTGTCCATATCTATTCGTCATTTTTATTTAGAGTACCAGCTACAAGAAAACTAGAATCTTTAAATGACGATCCATCAACACAATTATTCTTAGATGATGCAGACTTAGAAGGTAGATCATTTGATGCTTTACTAAGAGAAGTACAAACATACGCTTCAGTTTACGGACATTGTTGGTTAATTATTGATAAGCCTAATTCAAATGCAAGAACAAGAGCAGAAGAATTACAACAAGAGATCAGACCATATCTAAATATATTTACACCAGAAAATGTAATGGAGTGGCAATACGAGAGAGCGGCATCTGGTAAATATTATTTATCTTACTTAAAAGTTAGAGAAAACAGATCAAAAGAAAAAGATACATTTAGATTATGGTACTTGGATAGAATTGATACAGTAGAGATAGAAAGAATGGGTGCAAGAGACCCAAGAGTTATTGAGTCTGTACCAAACCCATTAAACACTATTCCAGCAGTTTGCTTATACAATCAAAGATCACATGATAGAGGAATTGGTGTATCAGATTTAACAGATGTTGCAGATTTGCAACGTGCAATTTACAATGAATTATCTGAGGTAGAACAATTGATTCGCCTTAGTTCACACCCTAGTCTAGTAAAAACAAGAGATGTTGATGCTAGTGCGGGTGCTGGTGCAGTAATAGAACTGCCTGATAATGTTGATCCAGCATTGAAGCCTTATATCTTACAGCCTTCAGGACAGAGTTTGGATAGTGTTTACAAAAGCATATCCAGTAAGATTGATGCTATCAACAGACTAACTCATGTAGGGGCTGTAAGGTCAACAAGCGAAAGAACTGTATCTGGTGTTGCTCTGAGAACAGAGTTTCAATTATTAAACGCTAGATTATCAGAAAAAGCTAAACTGATTGAATTAGCAGAAGAACAGATATGGAGATTGTTCGCTAGATGGCAGAATAAAGTTTTTGATGGTTCTATCTATTATCCTGAATCATTTGATCTTAGAGATTGGGCAACCGATCTTGAAGTCTTACAACAAGCAAAAGCATCTAATATTAAATCTGATACTTTCATCAAAGAATTAGATAAACAAATTGCTAGAACAGTAGTTGATGATGATGAAGCATTATCTAAGATTGATGAAGAAATAGAACAACAAACTACAAGATTAGGGGAGTTTCCACAGCAACCTATAGAAACTCCCGAAGTTTGATTTTTAATAATCTTCCTCGTAAACAACTTCAGCATTAGCAAAGTTGCCAGTATCATAAGACCATTGAGAAGTTATATCTCCACAACCTTCATAATGACCAGAATGATAATCAAATTGAAAGTCTTTTAATTTTTTAAAAGCTTCTTCTTTTGATTTAGCAATTACATCTAATTTTCTAACTGCTTCTATTTCTATTGTATATCTTTTCATTTTTTTCCCTTTTTTGTTGTTTATGTTTCGTTTTTATAATTATTAGTTTATAAAGTATACGATATCTCTGGCCAAAATTATGAATAAACTGGCCAGAACAAAGTGATAACATGGCAGATTTAATAGAAGAATTAGGCAACTATAGGCAACGTAAGGTTACAGACTTATCTGATACTCATGTTGCAAGATTGCAACAATCATTACAAGAGTTAGAAGATCAAGTTATTACAGAAGCAAAAAAGATTGATCCTAAACGTGGTACACTAAAACTTAGGACAACAGCCGCAATAGCATTAAGACCAAAGCTAAAACAATTAATTGAACAAACTTATCTAACAGCAGTGCAAACAAATATCTCAGAATATGACAATGCCGCTTCTTGGCTTGTTGCTACATTTAAAAAATATCCAATACCAGAGGAATTCAAAGAAATAACAGAACTAGATTTAACAACTATACAACAACTTAAACGAGCCGCTTATTTACCTTTTGAAGATTTAGGTAATCAGT